ATACCGAAAAGTTCCACTTGTGCAGTTTGTCAAAAATGCTAGGAAGAATGTAACGGACAAGCCAGTATTGACTACTGAAGAGAGTGGCTCTTACAGGGGCTCTGCTTTATCAGAGAATGTGTTGCAAGAAGTTGCCCGAATCTATAAAGAGTCCTGTAACTACGGTGTACCACCAATTCCAAATATTGCTAAAGCCTTCAAGATCTCTAAGAGCACATCAGCGAAGAGGGTCATGCTTGCAAGGAAGCACGGATTCCTACAAAAGGCTGTGCGTGGCAAGGCTGGAGAAAAATCTAAATAAAAGGTTGTAATGGTCGGTGCTTGACACTACTATTCCAGCCACAACCAAACAAAGGAGAACAGCAATGAATGAAGATGAAATGGTAGTAATCAGGTGGTCATGGCAAGATGTTCAATCGTTGCGCCCTGACTGGTCACAAGAGAAATGTGACGAGGTGTTAGGCACAATCGCCAAAGGACTGCACGACCGTTCAATAGAACTTGGTTGGGAAGTTATGGAAACACTTATTGAAATGGAAGGACAATAGCAATGAGCGGTTATTACGTAGTTCGTAAAGACTTAGTTGAAGAGATGTTGTTGATACCAGCCATTAACACGACTTCTTACTACAGCCCTGAAGAGATTCTGCAAATGAAGTATTTAGGCTGGGTAGACGAAGACTTAGTTGATGTTGCAGATGATGACGCATCACGCTGTGGTGTGCATGTGAAGTTTCGTGCGCCCGAAGGTCATATTGTCTTCTTGTACAGCATTGACTTAGAATGGATTGAAACTGGGGTTGTTGAATCCGATCTCGGCACGATAGCCTCCTAACCACAACCAAAACGAAAGGAAAGTTTGTAATGTCTGAAGTAACAGAGGAAATGATTCAAGCAGTAGATGATTGGGAAGAGAAATACAAACCAATCAAAAACCACATTGCACCTGACGGTAGTTGGGATGGTTTGATGTTTGAGACTTACGGTGAAGAGGTTAATTTTGTACTCGCACAACCAGACGAAAATGTTTGGACGTGGGTAGATGGTGATGAGGGAACATGGCTTATTAGTGGTTTTGCTTATATCAATCGCATTGGCTACTTTGTTACTAAACTTCCACATGATGGCTCTGTTGCACTGCAAGTAGATAGGTACAGTGATGAATATGAGGATGGACTGTGAAACACTACTTTGACAGTGGTATTGAGTGGGAAATGGCTGATGAGGCTCGTACCGCTGGTGAGATCAGGGATGAAACAGATCCCGAAGATGTGGAACCAAATGAGCCCGAAGATGAAGAGGAAGAAGAAGACATGGAAGAAATCTACCGAGATGCCGTATTCGGGTAGGTGCTTGCTATGACTAATATTTCTGATTCCGAAGGGCAAATTGCGCCCCGCATTAAGCCGTCTATCAAGATTTTTAATGACAATGTAACCTATGCAGAATGGTGTTCACAAATGGGACTTGATCCAAAAGATGAAGAAAACCATTTTAGTTGGACAGAGATGCGAGGTAACCGTATATGAAATCTACTGGAGACATTAACTTCACAAATACTTCTGTAATGTCCTTGCCAATGGTTACATGGAATGTTGCTCCGAACACTGAGCAGACTGGCGCAGAATGGTATGTAGGTTCAGATAACAAAACTGTTGCTTATATTTACAATCTGCACCGCAGTTATGTAGTTCGGGTAGCAGGCATTCTTCGCTTGCAAATCCGTGCGAAGGAAACTATTGAAGTGGTTGATCAAGCAGATTTGTGGCAGTGGGGAATCACTACAGATGCACAGTTGGATGAACTAGTTGGAGACAAGAAGAAGTTTAAGTATTTAGAGAACCCGTGGTTTGAGATTGTTGATCCATTAGAACCAACACAAGTCTTGGGCACATCTCACAACATCTTCATTGCAGTACAAACTGCGGTCACGGCACTTGGTCGTAGTCACAAGTAGTGCATAGATTTGATCTGTTTCGCTAGACGGAGCAGATGCAAAGCACAAACCTACTGTGGTTGGTAGGCATAGCCCCACACTCCCTTATCCTTTCAGGGTGTGGGGCTTTTGTGTTTACAAAATAATGTTTGGAAGGAGGTTGTAATGTCCATTCCGATGTGCCTACAATGTTGGTCATGACACCACAACCACAGCAACCTGAAGGACATGAACCAAAATGCCCATGCACCGATTGCAACGCATGGGCTTACGCATTACTTGACTGGGAGGAAGACAATGTCCAATAACACCAAGCCAGTAGGAGCGCACTGCATCATTCAGTGGTACGACTCCGGAATTGAAGAACAGCAATACATCTCATTTGGAGAATACGATCCCGAAATTAATGAAGACTTTGATTCGCTCGGACAACGGGATGACAGGATCTTCTTCTACTGTGAAGGTGGAGTTGATGAGTTGAAAGGTTTAATGAATCTATACATGTCTACAAGTCACGAAGATTTCGTTGTCAAGGCTTATGAACTGGAGTATGCATCATGAGTTACTACATTGTGAAGGTTTCGCAAAGCATTGAGCATGAGTTCTTAGTTGAAGCCAACAGCAAAGAAGAAGCAATGGATAATTGGGGCAATCCTGAACAACCAACGTACAGTCAGGACGCTGGATTTGATGTTGCGTGGGACGCAGAAGAAGTGTCCGAAAGCAAAGCACAAGAGTTCATCAAGGGAGCGACACAATGAACGTACCAACAGCGGTGATCCTATGTAACCACGACTTTCGTCCAGCACCCGATCTACCTTCGGATGTATGGAGGTGCGTCAAGTGCGCTGAGAATGGTTACGACAGCCTGCAAACACAATTCGCTTCATGTAATGGCAACTGCCGTTGTGGAGGCGAACAATGACACTGGCATTATTTGTATGCATTGCCGGAACAATTCTTGTAATGTGGCTCCTATGGGAGTAGTTTCAACCAAAACCCTGTAATGTATTAATCACAACCAACAAAGGAGATAGTCATGGGATTAGATATGTACCTACACGCAAAGCAATACACATCCGAAAGCAACGTCTTTAGCAAGGCTGGTGTTTACACCATGCTGAAAGAGGCACTTGGCGATGATTCCAAACATCTAGTTAAGGACAGCCCAAGCATTTCTGTTGAAATGAAAGTCGGTCAATGGCGCAAGTCAAACCAAATCCACAAGTACTTCGTTGAGAATTGTCAAGATGGCGAGGATGACTGCCGTGAGAGTTATGTGAGCAGGGAAACATTGACTGAACTGCTTGACTTGTGTAAACAGGTTCTTGCCGATCACTCAAAAGCAGAAGAATTGCTCCCGAATCAAGAAGGTTTCTTTTTCGGCTCAACTAACTACGATGAGTTGTACTTCAGTGATCTTGAGGACACAGTTGCTATTTTGGAAAATTGCCTTACAATGGATCACAGTTGGGATTTCCATTACCAATCATCTTGGTAATCACAACTAATCAAAACAACAACCAAACAAAGGAGCAAGTAATGACAACCGAAGACTTGTACAACAAGTACAACAAAGCGTTCATGCAGTTTGTGGACGAAGCGTTGAGCAACAACCGAACCAAAGGAGAAAACGTGGGTACACAAACAACAACCCTCACGCAGGACATGCGTGATAAAGAATTGCAAATTGGTGACATTTTGCCCAACGGTGCAGTAGTTATTGCTTGCACCAAAAAGACAAAGCGCATCCCTGACGACACGCTCGCAACGTGGATTGCAATCTGCATGAAAGACCCAAACGACCGTGATCCATATGTGACGTGGGGAGTGAGTGCAACGAAGGAAGGTTTCTCCGCTTATTCCGGTGAGTACTCAAACAACATCAAAGATGCTGTCACGTTCTACGAAGATAGGGGAGGCATCTGATGGCAACGCAATCAGACATCGTGGTAGTTGATCTTGACAACGGAACTTTCATCCACATTGAACAGTGCGTCTTCGTAGACTTCAATAAACTTTCACGACAGGAAGTAGAAGACTTCAACAATGGTTATGAGGAGCGCATCATTGATATTGCAGATGAAGAAGGAACTTCTGTAATGTCTGTTCTGAAATCATCAAATTACTTCTCATAAACAAACCACTACTAAAGGAGCACATCATGGAAAACAGTTACCCAAACGCCACAACATTTGCACCACTACCGAGTGAAGACTTGTGGAAAACAACAGTTGAGAACTTGTGGAAAGTCATTCACGGGTTGGAGAAACGGGTTGGAGAAATGGAAGATGCACAAGAAGACTTCATCTACAACGCAAAGAACACAATTGACGATCAGATTGAAAGCGAGTTGTCTGACAAGATTGATTCTGAATTGGATATGAAGTTGAAGGATCTTGTTGTTGAGTGTGTTGAAGAAATCAATTGGGACAGTCAAATTGTTCAGGTTCTTACTTCAACAAATACGTTGGAAGAGTTGATGATCAACGGAGACTTCGGAGTAATGGTTGAAAAACTTGCACGACAAGTTGCTGAAGATGTAGTGCAAAACTCTGTAATGCCTGCAATCTCTCACCCAATCGTTCTTGCCTTTGATAAGACCGTGGGACAGTGGAGCAAGATTGGTTAGTCAGTAAACACACGTTAGTTCCGGAGCCCCAGTCATATGGCTGGGGCTCTTGTGCTGTATGGCTCAGATATTTATGTTTTGATTAAGTTGCTTTATGGGACGTGACGTGCTTACAATGAGATCCTCAACCAATAAGACCTACGGGTCGGAAAGATAAAAGGTAATAATCATGAGCGCAGAAACAAGCAAGTGGCTCAACACAATGACCTTGATTGGCAATGTGTTGAAGCGTGGCAAGGCATGGCACTGGCGTGCAGAGGATCAGGGCGATGAGCCAAACTCTTACGATGGATTCATTCCAGTGGAAGATGTTCGGCGCAGGCTTTTCAACTTTGAGGCTGTGTCACGTCCAGTGTTCCAGCAAACCGCAGACGGTGCATTCCGTCAGATTGAAAACACACAAGCAATCGTGCACGGTACAGATGGCAATGTGTTCGGCGTAGTGTCGGATCGTTATCAGATCCACCAGTTTGGCGAAGTGTTGTTGGACAACCTGAACCAAATCATTGACTCGTCAGAACTCGGTATTGACTCTGCAGGTCTTTTGAGTAAGTCAGCACGTGGATGGGTTCAGATCTCAGTTCCTGACTCGGTGACATCATCGGCAGGCTTTGAGTTCCGCCCAACACTGCTCGCAACCACGTCACATGATGGAAAGAACCAAACCATCATCAAGCGTGTGATGCAGGCAGTGGTGTGTGACAACACTCTTGCAATGGCTCTCGGTGAAGAGGGTCAGCAGATCAAGTTCCGCCACAGTGGAAACTCAATGGGAGATCTCACGTCCGTTCGCAATGCTTTGGACATCGTGTTCAAGACTTCGGATGACATGTTGGTTGCTCTTGAGAAGTTGAGCGCATGGAAAGTCACTGACAACCAATTCACAAAATTGGTGGAAGATCTCTTCCCAATCAACTTGGCAGAAATCATCACGACTGATGAGGCTGGCAAGATGATCACAGTGAAGACAACAACACCTGACACTCGTTCTGCTGGCAAGCAGAATCCGAAGCGTGATCTGTTGCACAGTCTTTGGGAAAACGACCCACGAGTGACCCCTTGGAAGAACACTGCGCTCGGCATCGTCCAATGCACGACCACCTTCCACCAGCACTTCAGCGGTGGCGATAAGAATCGCTACAACCGCAACTACTCACGCCTGCTCTCCAATGCTCAGGCTGACTACGACAAGATGGTGCTGGAAAGGCTGACCTCGGTCTGCTCCTAGTCCCAACGGGAAGCAAGCGAAAGAGCCCCAGTCATATGGCTGGGGCTTTTTCATGTAAAAAAACCTGTAATGTCCTTGCAGAGGTATTCCAAACCGATATCTTGATGTACACCAACCAACCGAAAGGAAATAGAAATGGAAATCAAAGATTGTCCACGTTGTAGTGAACCAATCCCAAATCGTGAGTTTGCCGGAATGTATGCAGGTGCAATTTCACGAGTAGATAACACAACTGAGATCTGCTCCGATTGTGGAGTGAGGGAAGCGATTGAGGATTTCTCTAAATTGATCTTGCCTAAAGAAACGCAGATCTTCACTGACGAACTTGTCAAAGGTGTTCTCAACTCTGAGTTCGCTCGTGAAGGTGGCTGGAAAGAAATCGGCATTGACACTGGTTACTCAGAGAACAATCATCCGATTAGTTTCACAGATTGTTTCATGGAAGTGGAACAGTACGACATGAATCTTTCAACAGTTGATCGTGTTGCCAACGATGGAATCTTCACACGCTTGTCACGCCGTGACATTGTGAATGGAGTGAAGTGGTCAGCGATCAAAGACGGACAGATCCGCAGGGCATGGCGTGACGGTGTGCGTATCGGTCATTATTTCTTCACTGCTGAAATGGGAAGTGCAATCATGGAGATGGCAGTCAAAATGGCAACCGAAGATGGTGATGATGGTGACACTCGTGGTGCTGAATTGAGTGCCTTGCACCAGTCAGAGGATGTCCACAGTTAGTAAAAACCTGTAATGCTCCTAGAGCCCCAAGCCTCATGATCGGAGGTTTGGGGCTCTTTGCTGTTTGAGCCCAAATTGAGTAGTTGTATTTCCATTGCCATCGGACATATGCTGGGCTTACCAACCAAAATGAAATGGAGAAGTTATGTCAGATAATCCTATGTCCGAAAAGCAATTGTCATTTGCCGTGTCACTCGTAATTGAACGGGCAGATCTGTTGGGCATTGACCCGACTACGACATCGGCAAGTGAGTTCATCTTTGCAAAGCAAGCCACGTACACATCCAAAGATGCCAGTGCATTGATCAACATGCTGTTGGCTGTGCCAGTGCCGAAAAAGGTAGATCCAATTCAGCAGGAGTCTTTGACTAATGCCGGAATTGCGAATGCTGATCGGGTGATTGCAAATAAGTATGCGAAGCCTTGTCTCGCTTGCGGTCATGACGTGGATGCGAATGCAGGTTACGCATGTCAGGTGAACACTAAGTGGTTCACGATCCATCGCAAGGGTTCATGCATTGACCCCGTCAAGGATGGATCGCACTCACATAATCGCATTGAGCAGTTGGTGAACAGCAGTGTGAAGTCACTGCGTTACCTCACCGCCGAAGGTGCAGAGTATTTCTTCGCTTTCAAGTCACATACAGGCAACAATGATCTTGACTTCTACGGTCTGATCAAGTCACACCGCAAGGGCGGAACAGTGTGGGTGCTGAAGCGTGTTCTTGGTGGAGCATTGTCTGACAGTGACTTGTCTGCGAACTCACCAGTGATGTCTCTGGTGGAGGCAGAACGTGTGATGACGTTGCTTGCCAACTTGAGCCATGAGGACTTCGCGGAATGCCAAATGGCATTCGCAAATAACTTGGGCAGGTGCTTCTGCTGTGGCAGGACGCTGACCGATGAGCGCAGTCGGCAAGTGGGCATGGGCAGTGTCTGCGAAGAAAAGTACGGGAGCACCGCTTTAGCCCTGTGGTGAATCGGGCCATGCGAAGCCCCAGTGCATCAACCCTCTGATGTGCTGGGGCTTTTTTATTGCCCAAAAAAGGTTGTAATGTCCCGTCAAATCCATTCCAAACCGATAGAATCAGCACCATCTATTCAACCAATGAAAGGCTCACCATGTCACAAGTATCCGCTCTGCAAAATCTTCAGGAGTTCATGAAGAATGCACCACTCACCAAAGTCAAATTGTCAATGCCATCGTTGGCACAACCACTGTTAGATCACCAAGTGACTGGTTGTCAATTTGCATTAGACAATCGCACCGTGTTGATCGCTGATGAGCAGGGCGTTGGTAAGACAGCAACTGCGATTGCCATCGCAACAGCATCTGTAAACGCAGGCATGACTCCAGTGTTGATTGTCGTACCACCGTCCATGCGTTTGCAGTGGGCTCGTGAGTTCGCAAAGTTCTCACCAACAGTGAGTGTCCACACGATCACCGGAACAAATCCTGTCAAGCACAAAATCACTGAATTGCCCAAAGCAGATGTGTTGCTGATTGGTGATGCATCACTGGCTGGATGGAAGAACTTACTGAAGCACAACGTTGCTGGAATCATCGTGGACGAGTGTCAGCGCATCAAGGGTGGCAAGCGTGCGAAACGTAGTCAAGCGTGCGTTGAAATTGCCAAGACAGTCTCAACCTCTGGAATCCGTGTTGCCATGAGTGGCACACCGCTCGTGGCTCATCCGATGGAGTTACTCCCAGTCGTAGAGATGCTGGATCGTGGAGCAACCTTCAAGGGTGGCATCAATGGTTTCATCAACCGCTATGCACCGAAGATTGATGCATTCGGAAGTCGTGGTGCGGCTCACGTCAAAGAACTGCACGATCTGCTTACGGGCTCATTCATGATCCGCCGTGTGCGAAGTGAAGTGCTCACACTCCCGAACAAGGGACGTACACAAGTCACGATTGAGATGGATGAGAAGCGTGTTGCGAACTACATCGCATGCGAAGAGAATCTCATTGAATGGATCCGCAATACCAAAGGCGAAGTACGTGCTCAGAAGGCGATGCTCGCTGAGGCATTAGTTCGCATTAATGAACTTCGCCACATCTGTGCGATGGGCTCAGTGAAGCCTGTGATCAAGTACGTGGAGAATCTGCTGGACGATGGTGAGCAAGTGTTCATGAGCACCAACTTCAAGGATGAAGCCGATGCATATTTCGCCCACTTCGCTGAATCCCACAACGCTGTTCGCATCGTAGGTGGAATGACTGACAAGGCAAAGATGGAAGCAGTGGATGCATTCCAGAGTGGGCATGCACGTGTCCTGATCGGCAACGTGCAGAGTGCCGGTACTGGCATCACGCTCCACTCCGCACGTCACCATGTGTCCTGCTCACTGTCGTGGACATCGGCTGATCTGCTTCAAGTGGAGGATCGCATCAATCGTTTCGGGCAGACCCGTGAGACTGTTTCGCACATCATGGTTGCTGGCATTGAGGGCATGACAACGATGGACGAGAAGATGCTCATGCTCATTGAGGCGAAGAACAAGGTCATGATCGGTGTGCTGGAGGGCACGAGCAACGATCTGATCTCTGAGGACAACGAGTCAATGGCGATGGCAATCCTTCGGTCTTACTCGTAACCAACGTTCCGAAAAGATCCCCATGGCACAAGTTGTCATGGGGATCTTTTTTTTGCCCAAGTTCACCTACATCACTGAAAAGCACGTCACAGGATCATCGGAGAGGGGACAGAAGAGCAGCACATGGATGAGGAGAGCCTCCATCCGAACAATGGCATATCTCGATATGAACCATTCCATTGTGAAGTGCCACGTGGAGTATTTCGCCCAACACATCACCACTCAATTCATCTATCAGGAGGAGGGATGGAGGGAAGGAATGCATGGATGAATCGGTCATTGGTGAGTGCATGCATGTGCAGTGAGATATCAATCACTGGAGTGCCGGTACACAGTGAAATGCTCCCCTAGCATCCCAATGTCGTGCTGACCCCCCGGCATAGACCTACGTCTAGCCCGCCAATGCCACGTGGAGTGATGCTTATCGCCCCTCATCCCTAGATCCCTCTGAGAAGCGTCAGGATGCCGTAGGAGAGGAGCAAAGGACGATTCCCTATGAGTAGGCGTATCCGCCTATCAGACGCTCCTAGAGGCTCCTATTGAGCCATTGAGGGTTGTGCCCATATGACACAAGGGATTCGCCCAAAGTCTCAACCATCCACTAACCCTACAGTATAGGTAGAGGGTTGATGGGTGAACTCTCTAGTGAGGGTTGAGGGTTGAGGGTAGACCCCCCACCCTTAAGTAGAGGTTGAGGGTTGCGTGGGGAGGAGGGCCCACCCCCCACTAAGCATCAACCCACCAGATAGACCCATCCCAAAAAATTGCACACACACCATTTCGCCCTAACGTAGACCTAAATTTGGCTCTACAACTCCCAAGTCATGGGTAGTGTTCCTTTTTTTGGTGGTATATCTCCCCCAACGGCCCTCGCCCAAGCGTCACCATCATTAGTACGGGTTGGAGAGTGTCTTGGTGGTGCTACTGACTCAAATTGTTCAGAAATGTAATGAGCATGCTTCCACATCTTGGTTGCAATACCCTTTCGCTGCATATCTGGTCGCACATATACGGCGTGAACATGGTTGTATTTATCTGTAGTATTACCCTGCCACGCCAAAAACCCTACGGTAGAGTGTCCTTGCCTTGCATTAATACGGTGATCAACATCAGGTCCACCCTCATCGTACTGATATTTGATTGGTTTAGGCATTATTTCACCTTACGTATGACTTTGTAGCCTTTGGTATGACTTAGTGCTGCGTAGTCGCCTTCTTCAGCGCCCTCGCCCTCGTCTTCTTCCCATTCTACATCTCTCCAGTCATGAGGCTCTACCTCATAGACATGCCCAAAGGCCCTCGCCCGATTCAGATTCTCAGTGGCAAAGGCAGGCATTGGGGTGGAATAGCCTCGTTCTTTGTAGGTTGCCTCAGTAACGGGCTGGATAGTGTCCCCTGGCTTAAATTGTTGTCTAGACCCATGGAATAACGTAGGGTGGAGATGGTCTGAGGCTGCCATTTATCAAGTATAGAGGGTTACTTACGTGGGGTAATACGTGGAGGAAGTGTGTCACCCGTAGATTTAGCCCAAGCGTCGCCTTCTACAGTGCGAATTGGATTATGTTGGGGCGGTGCTACATCGTCAAATTGGGTAGAAATGTGCTGGGCATGGCGGTACATTCCTGTAGCGATACCTTTCCTACGGTGGTTTTCTTCAACAAAGACATTTTCAATCTGTGGGTGCCACGATAAACGACCTACAACTTTGTTATCCTCTTTCGCAATGACTTCATGTGGCACATCTTCGTCAGACGGGCCGTACTGAAAGGTGTACTCAGGCATATTTCAAGTATAGGGCTATTTGGGCGAGTTGGGTGGTCGGTCGGATTTTTGGATGGGGCTATTGGGCAATTGAGCATTGGGTGGGGCCTCTAGCCTACCCCCGACTCGGACACCCGTCCGCACTTAACCATGGGGGGGTTATCCACAGGGTACTCCATACCCCATAAGGCTTTGCTGAGTTATCCACAGGCACCCCTGTGTATATCCTGTGGATACTGTGGAACATTGCTGTGGAACATTGGGGGCGAACCCTTGTTCGTATGACGATCGTCACATGTGTCGTTCGTCACACCCATTGTTACAAGTGCATGACAATGTGCCCCCAACCCTTGACAACTCGCAATTGGCACGAGAAGCGTCAGGATGCGTTCTCAGAGGCGCAGGGGCGTTTTGGCACCATAGGGCGGGGGTAGGTACAAAGTACCCTCAGAGAGGCTCTCATACACCTACGAATGGGGCTATAAGCCTTGCTGGGTAAGGGTTTGCGGGGTATGGGTAGGTTACAAAGTACCCTCAGGATCGCCCCAATTGCTATCCACTGCACCATCGCTCCATATCGGCACCTGCACGCAACACAGAGCCTCCTAGACCCCTCTCAGGGCATCCTGCGTATTCATTGACTAATTGAATTCTGAGCCTCTGCATGCCTCTCTCTCCCTCTATCTCCTCCTCCATCCGATGGATGGCTGGTCGTTGGGGGCGCCCTTTTCCAGCCCCCGCACCGCTCCAGCCCATACGGGGCATGGCTCAAAAGAATTCTCAAGAATTGTTTAATTGGGGGTTGACAGATGTACACCCCAGATGGCAGACTGGGGGTGGAGGCGCTAGTCCCCTCCGCAGGTTCCTTGACAACTGGCACGCACGGCACGCAGGCTTCGCCCTGCGCTTTTGTCGTTCCTGCCAATCAGAATCAAACATGGTTCAAAATTCCTCAGCGTCACGGGCGGGCTTCGGCTTGCTCGTGGCGCTCAATGAGCGCTGGGGCACACCCCCTGACTCCAGCGCTGATTGAGCGTCACACACGCTCCGATGGCACACAGCCTTCGCAGTCCTGAGGAGGACACACCATGAACATCAAAGATGAGCAATTCAAGAACTTCATCAACTACACGGACAATTCCCGCCCACACTTTGACCCTGCAAAGGTCGCAAAGTACTTCGCTGGAATCTTGGCTGACATCACCAAGCGCAAGGCTTCATCGGCTGACCGAGCACTATGGGCTTCAGTCCCTCAGATCGGCGCCGATGCCAAGCGCTTGGACATCGTCAAGGACTTCAGCATCCGAGGTCACGACATCGGCTGGAGCAATGACGATGATCTAGGCGGTCAGGTCGGCATTGTCACGGAAGTGCGGGAGATCCGCAAGCGTGACGGTCGTACGGCGGTGGAGGTTGAGATCGTTTTCTACAACCACACCACCCGTGATTACCCACGGAGGCGGAAGTTGCAATTCATCAAGGGCTGACACAGCCTCCCCGCACGACTCGGTCGTGGGCTTCAATGCCGATGCGGGACTGTGAGCGATCATGCTCACTACAACGACCTGAGGAGGTCACACCATGGACACCACATCAACACCTGATCAAGTAGCACTTATGTTTCTTGACTGGCAGATCAAACAGACGGAGGACAGACTTCGGGCGCTCAACTACATCGGAATTGTCTCCGATTACGCCAAGCACTTTGCCGAACTGCTCACCCAACTGGAGCCAGTCACGATTGACGCCAGCAACGATGACGCCGATTGGAAGATCAATTGGAGCCTTCCGTTCGCCACGCAGAAGTTGAATGACTTCACCAAAGACTTCACGGAACTTTACGCATTGCGCAAAGCCAAGCGTGAGATCTTGAAGCACATCGCAAGCATTGAGCGTGACCGATCAGAAACTGTGTGATTGAGTTCCCCCCAGCGACTAGGTCGTGCCCGTTCAATCGGGACTGGGGACTAGCGACACGCAAGTGTCGTGAATAACAACGACCTGAGGAGGTCACACCATGAAAACAACAGACATCAAGCAGATCATTGCCAAGGATCCGAACGCAATATTCGTGATCAAGCAACGCTTCGGTCGTGGCACGAGTTACGGATCAATCACGGAAGTGATTGAGCGTGAGGTTCCCGTGTACGACAACTACAGGCAGACAGGCACCCGCATTGAGTTCGTCTTCGCTGTGAGTCACCACACATATTCCCGTGGTTACTTGCGCAGTGAT